AGAAAAAACTATTTTTTTGGTTTTTTCTTTCCTGAACATTTTTGTTTCATACTTTTACGTTATTTTATGTTGCGTTATAGTAAGGCACCCACTGATCAGTTCCACCAATTCCAATTTTAAAGAACCCTGTTGGAGCATTGGTTTGCGGTGCAGCTGTTGAGCCAGCAAAGGTGTTCATATTGAAATTTTGTTTTGCTGCTGCAATTCCAGTAGTATCAATCGCAGTGAGAGTTGAATAGAAAGTTAACTTTCCCACTATTAGCCCTCACTCTTGTTAAGTTTAATTAAGTCGTTGAACTATCCCCAGCCGAAGCTATCCAAGAGCGAGCAACATCATTGTGCCCGAGATCAAACAGCGAATGACCAGCCCATTGCAATTCACGTGTTTTGTAAACTACATTGACAGGGTCAACATTGTTTGATTCTGACTCAATGAATTGAAATCCTTCACTGTCAGATAAAGCCCTTGAACTATCAAACATATACCAATATGCATCGGAGGTAAGATAATCAAGTTCAATAATCTTAAACGGAGGAACTCCAGCACCATCATTATTAAAGCTTTCTGGGATTTTACCATTTTTAATCGCAGCTAAAATTTCTTTAGCTTTAAAAGACACAGAAGAACCTTTCTTGCAAACCAAAGTGTCTAAGGTCGCAGGATAAGGATTACCTCTTGGGTCAACGAACAAGGAAGCAGTCCGGATCGCAGCTTTATAGCCAGCGTAATCAAACGGTAGCGAATAAGTTATGCCGTCGTAAACGACGTTGTTAATATTCGTTCCACCGTCTTCTCTGGTGTGAGCGGTTGTAAAAGCCTCAACACTATCTCCACCTGTCGTGGTAATTGTTTTATTTCCACTCAAAGCATCGCTATGAGTGTAAGAAGTGTCAAAGCCATTTACCAATCTTTCAGCAGCTAATTTTTCTTTTTTCCTGCTCAGTGCATTGGTAATCTGCTTTGCGATATTAGTTACATCCCTTTTCTTGATAGCAAATTTCCAAGTGATATAAGAGAAGCTCTCTAAAATATCAATCTGTTGCTGTGTGTATGTTTTTTTATTTGTTTCAATTGGCACATCTTCTTTGATTGAAGCATTTTCGTTTGTGAAAGAAGCTTCTCCAAGACCTGAAATGCCAGCATCCTTTTCATAATAATCAGTAGTCGTTCTGAAGTTCATATACTTTTTAAGTTGAAGTTCAGGGGTTGACTCTTTCTGAAAATATTTTTGAACGGATTTATCAATAGCATTTGCAGCTTGTGCCACCATCATTGGACTTGTAGGCATATATTTAAGTTATTTATTTAATAAAAGTTCTAAGTTAAAGCTCTAATAAACTCTCCTTTGATATGAGTTGTGTCAATAACACCAGTTTGCATAAAGATGCCGTTTGTTGCGTTATCAGTCCCTGCATTGTTGACAGTATTTTTATCGGTAAGAGTCATTCTCATATAATTATGAGCAGCGTTTGCGGTGTTAGTTACCTCCACCACATATTCAGCACCATAAACTATATCTTGAATTAGAACTTCTGTATTTGCGGAAGTCGCAGCAGTAGCCACAATACCTCCACCTTGCAATAAAGAAACCGTGACAGAAGAAGTCGCAGCAATAACAGTTCCTGCAGTTCTGCTTGCCATTACCAAATCACCAACAGATAAAGTTTGGGAACTTATTGTGCGTTTCTTTGTCTCTGAGTCCTTACCACTCACCCTATAAAATCCTGCAGCCATATATTTAAGTTGTTTTAGTTAATTATATCTTCCATTTCCTCCTCGTCAAAACCCTTAAAAACTAATCCAGGATGAGCAGAGGAAACAAATGTTTTGTTTCCAGCTAGCACTGCTTTTTTAGTTTCAGTTATAGCTTTGGCGGGAGCAGATGTCCCGTGAGATATGTCATCAACTTTGCGTTTTTGAGCTTCAATTTTTTCTTTAGGAAGTCCTTTCTCTCCTAATTCTTCCTTTACATCTCTATCTATTTTATTAAAAATAGATTTGAGTTGTGCGGGGGTTTTGCCGTTAAGATTATAATCAGAACTTAATTCTTTAAATCTTCCCCAATAAACATCGTCTTTGTCGTTTTCTGGTAAATATTCAGGGTGTTCAGCGATGAAACTGTTTAAAGTTGCATCAGCTTGTTCCTTGATATTAGCAGACTTTTTAACAAATCCTTGTTTTGAAGCAATAATATCAACAACTTTCTTGAGTCCGACAATTTGTTCATCGTCATACCCAAGATTTTTTAATTCATCGTCAGTATCATTGTCTTCAATTATTGGTTCAAGTTTTATTAAATTATTCTGATCCTTTTCACGATTAGCCCTCCTTAATCTTGTAATTTCAGCTCTCATTGCACGCTCTTTTGGCGTTTCTCCTGGAACATCTTTTAATCCATCGCCGAGGTTCTCCGCTGACGGAGTAGTTGCGATGGGTTCAATTACCTCAGTTTTTTTGGCTTTTTCTTCAACTTTTTCATCTGTTTTTTCTTCTTTAATTCCCTGCTCTTCTTCAAATGCCTTTAAATCATCTTTGGTAATTTCACTTTTTACCTCTTTTATTTCTGTTGTCATACTTTTGTTTTAACGCCTTAAAGATAGGCGAATATATTAAATTATATTTATAAAATATTTTATCCAAGCATATTATTCGCAAATCATCCAAGTTAAATTTGATAAATACTTCGGTTCAATACTTATTCCCTCTAATTCTTTTAGGGCTAACACAGGAGTTTTAATATCTGCATTTTCATCAAGAATTGTATTAATCTTTTCATTAAACTCCTTTCCATTCTCTTTGGAAAAATTATAATTTCCAGTTTCTTTGCCGTCCTTATCCTTGATTAGCGTTCCAAGTTCTTGAATCAGTTTATTCCTTTCTTTTCCGTAAGTTTCTATAATTGGATTAACATTTTTAATAAACAATGAAACCTTGAAGCTTGTAAATACTGGTAATTTTTGTTCACTTAAAATTTTTAAACTTTCTAATCCATTTATAATGTCTCTTAATTTAACCTCATTTTTTCCCTCTACTAATGTTTTTAATTCTTTGTTTTTCATACGATTTTTTAACGCTGTAAAGTCAGCGAATTATTTAATAAATTTGTTAATTAATCTTCTAAAGAAGTTTTTTTTTCCTCGTCTTCTACTACAACTGTGTCAGTCAATGTGTTGTCGCTTGTTTCGTCTGTTTTTAAAACTTCGCTTAATGGCTTGCTTGCATCTGGCGCTGGCGTTAAGCCAATTAAATAGGCACTCGCTTCATACAAAGCATTTTCCCCTTTAAACTCCTTAACATTATTCACTCCTTTGTTTATAATTGTGATTTTAATTTCCATAGATGTTTGTTTAGTTAATTATTTTAATTTTATTCGCTTATCATAATTAAGGTTCTGGCAAACCAATTTACACCACTGGTCTATACTCCCTAATATATTATTCTGGTCAACCTTTTTGCTTCTTAAATCTTGTTTATAAAGTGTTTTCTGGGCGTCAATCATATTGGAAAGTGTCATTGGAACTTCAATTGTAAAGATATTCTCATTTAAGTTATACCACGCTTTAAATCCATCATTCGGGTCAAAGTAGCGTTCAAATAATTCTCTTTGCTTGCCTGTAAGTGATTGAATTTCTTCTTCAACTTTAACTTTTGGTGTTTCCAATAAATCACTGTTGTCAATTGGTTTTTTTACTCCCTCTTTGTTAACAATCGTTTCCAAAATACCTAAAATCTTGTCTGTCTTGGCATTTTGATTTTCCCTAAACTCATCCAACTCCTTTTTAAGTGTAATTACACTAACTTTGCGACCGTCTTGTTTTTTTTCTTCTTTAATAATTGTGTTTTCCATAAATTTTACATTTTTTTAACGTGCTTACGATGCACGATTATGAATTAATTATTTAATTTTTTTAACGCTTCAAAATATTTTATCCAATAATTTCTATTAACATTAGTTAAACAATGACAAGGAATGGCATATTATTTCAATAACATTTTTTTTGCCTCTTCCATTGTTATAAATTCTTTATTATTTTTATACCATTTATTTGCTATATCTGCATCAACTGGAACCTCCACAATAAACACCACATCCTCTCCTTTTTTAATATCTTTTTTCGCCATCACCTTTACAGCTTTTCTCATCATTTTAACTTTCTTTTCAGTAATCTTAACTGCCCCACTCATTTCTTGGTCATCTGCGTAAAGCATTAGTAGAGCATATAAATCACTCTTATTTACAAATGCCTCTTGTCCGTTTATATTAAATCTTATAACTTTACAGGGTTTAACATCCTCACCAAAGTTTGCTTCAACTTTTAAATTATTAAACTCAAATTTTTGATATTGACTAATCATTGAAATTATAACGGCGAGCTTCTGCCTCTATTGAATTAAGAAAATCTAATATATAATATTTTCCCCCCTCTGCGAATGCCCTGTCCCAAATGGTATTAAATTCGTCTGGTCTTTTAATGGAATGCTCTAACTGTAATTTGTTATCTATATATTCCTTGATATAATCTTCAACAACTTCCCAGTTCTTATCTGATAATATATCTTGTAATTTTTTTCTTTGGCTGTTATCCATATTATTTATTCATACTTCTCATCTCTCCACCTTGCAGAGCTCCCATCATATCGGACACTGGATTTTCTATAGAACTCGGAGCTACAACTGAGGCATTGCTCGGAGATGTTATTCCTTGTCCTTGTTGTGGCAAACCCTGACCGCCCTTCTCTTGGGCTTTTAGCGTTGCTTCATCTGTAAATAAGGGGTTTTGTGCGTCCTGTTTAGCTTTTTCTTTGGCTTGCATTTTAACTTGCTCTTGCTGCAATAACTCTGAATTTTCTGCCATCTCTACCAATTTTTTTGGCAACCAATTTTCAGGCTTTTCATCTTGTATTTCAAGTATCTGCTTAACTGGATTATATAAATCTAATGCCACTTCCATTCCTCCCGGAGGCGTAAACATTTGTCCTGTCTTTGGGTCTACCTGTTGGTTTATAAGAGAAGACATCTGATAAACAACTGGACTAACAACATTAAATAATTCTAACTTACGCTGTCTTTCTATCTCTGGATTAGGACTGATAATTGATTGTGCCTTGATGACAATTTTACCCTCCCATTTTAAATTACTTAGTCCTATTCTTCCCTCTCCCTCTCCTAATTGAAAAAATCTTCTGCCTGAGCTTTCAATCAAAATTCCTTTTTTGTCTTCGTCTAATCCCAAGTCAAGTGTTTTGTAAAATTGGGCTTCAACTTTTCCAGATGGTTCACCTACCTCAACATTGCCCTCGCTTTTGGCATTATCACTAACAACTCCATTTTCTTTTTCATATTTTCTTAGTTCATCCTCACTGACAAATTGTTTAATTTCTGGAATTGAATAAACTTGATTAGCCCAAGATAATGTTATATAGGCATCCATTTCAATCGCTTTGGCGATATTTAGCATTGGAATATTTAATCTCTTGAGAGCTGCGTCTTTGGCGTGCAGTATTTCGCCCAATGTCTTACCTGCTATTTCCCCTTGAAGTATTGGAGTAATTGCGGTTGACTCGTCTATACTTTCTTTCATCATTGTAATTCCATCCTGACCTCTATTGTCAAATTGTATTTTAACTTGATCTATTGTTGACCCTGGAAGTTTCTGGACTAATTTGTTTGGACTTAAAGTTATTTCTCCATCTCCAGCTTGTGGTGTTCCTGAATAAAATAACATTGGATAAATCGCCATTACCAACTGGTCAATAGTCATATTCTTAAGTCTGTCATACATTATTTTACTGTTTTTAATGAGCTCATAAAGTCCAATTCCATAAATAGTGCGAGGATCTCGTATATTCCAATAAGCATACCAAAGCGTAAGTTTGCCTTCATCATTTGGAAGCGGTGAATAATACAATGGTATATTTTCGTTAGGTATATAAATAACAAATAAATCTTTCTTTTTATTTTCATAAAATCCAACCGTAATCATATCGTCTCTACCTTTGGTGGCTGAATTTATAGCTATGCTTTCGGTATTGATTTCCTCGTTTAGCGTTCCTGCCTTTATTGCTTGACTGTGTTTATACATACCAAACTCCTCATCAAAGTCTTCCAGTGAATAATCTTTTTCAAAATACCAATCATTAACTGAAAATATATCTGTTAGGTTGGCTTTGTCGTCTATCCAAGTGCGGTATAAATCAAGTTTTTCTCAGTAAATGTCGTTAAATTCTACTATCTCCTCTTTCTTGTATCGGTTTTTAGC